CGAGTTAGAACTCCCTCTGCAACTGCAATTTGCTATGCGCAAAGCAGAGCTTGAAGCACAAGAGATGACTTGGGACCAGTTGTACGCAGCTTTGTTAAATCTGTACCAGCGGCGTTTAATTGAGTGGGCAGCAGTGAAAGACATTCTCCAAGACGAAAATATTGAACTTGAATTTGACTGCCCAACTCAACTTGAACTCGTGGAACTGGCCATGATGTGTCAAGGTGACGACGATGATGACGAAGAAGATGATGAACCAATGTCAGTCTTCTAAGTACTGAATTAAACGATCCAAATACCACTGAGCTTTTTTAAGGGACTCAACACCACCCTTATGACGCTCCCTCCACAAATACTTTATGCAATTTCCTTTCAGGTAGCCACGATACTCTTCTGCGGTTAGCTGAGCTTCAATCGCTTCAATACACTCAATACCACCCTCTGTGTAATGCGGAGGGTGATTCACCACATCAACAACTTTACGTTGGGGCATTGGACAGAAACCGTCCTTGCACCCGTCTTCAGAATCTACCGGCTCAAACCACGGCGTTTCTTCGACATCTCGATTTCGTCCTCCGGCATCCCCTCCAGTTCCAAGACTAAAGACCTGGGCTTCGGATTGGCGCCCATCTTCATCCCTTCTTCCATACTCGGAATATAGCCCGTCAGTCCGCATCGCTCTCCTCCTTCAATTTGTAGGTTTTGGCGCTCACGCCCTTCTTGGGTAAGCACTAAACCCCGATTATAAAGGTCTTGAAGCGGAACGTCGTTGGTTTCGTTGTCTAGTTCCTGACCAAAATCCATCAGGCTTAAACACCTGTTTTTTACTTCATCATTCGTAACAATGAAGTTATCTAAGAAGTCGCTCATAGATGACGCAGCGTGCATCATTGTTATATCTTGGCCTGAATTCCTTCAAGTAAAATAATAACATGGCAAGATTTTTAGACCCTACATACGATCCCAGGAATCAGTCTGGTACCTCTGGAGCTGAGGTAACAGATCTTAATCCTGAACAGGCATATGACACTGACATTCGTCGGTTAGACGAAACAGAACGAGAGATTGCCGACGAAACAGACGTACGAAATATCAGACAACAAGATCGAGTAGCCAAGTACATGGCAGCAGCTAAAACCGCTGGTGCATACAAACAAAGGGCTTCGATTGATGAACCACAGATCCGTGGTAGAACCCCCAGGAACGAAGCAAATATCGATGGTGTAGTTCTTCCAAGCCAGGGGGACTCCGGTGGTAAAGCAGGCGGTGTCAGTTACGCACGGAAACCCCAACCATTTTCTGGTACCTTTAGAGGATTCAGTTAAACCTGACTGAATACAACCTCTTTCTTTTGGTCCTGATACTTACCTTTCCTCATTTGGTAATCAGTTTCACACTCGTTACCACGGAAGAACAGCAACTGGCAAATACCCTCGTTTGCATAAATGCGGTTAAAGAGTGCAGTGCAGTTACTAATCTCAAGAGTTAAGTGTCCCTTCCACCGTGCTTCCGCTGGAGTAATATTTGCCATAATCCCCGATCGGGCATACGTGCTTTTCCCCACAGCAACTACAGTCACATCTTTGGGAAGATCTAAGTACTCTTCTGCAACACCCAGGCAGTAACCAAAAGGAGGAAGTAAAAAGTACTGACCCTTCTCGTCTTCCAACAACTCGGCTGGTTTAAGAATATCTGCATCGAATGCTTTGGGATCGCAGTCACCTGCTTGAGTGCGACCAAAGATCAAACATTGTTTGGGTGAGAGGCGGATATCATATCCATACGAACTTAACCCGTAGCTCAGCAAACGGCGACCATTTTGTTCACTAATCAACCGATCCTGGAACGGCTGAATCATACCCTCTTCAAGGGCGAGTTGCTTGATTTCTTTGTCCGAAAGAATGCTCATAACGTCAACTAAGCTTTCAAAGTGTAGCTCACTCAGACAAGAACGCGGCCTTTGGGGCTGTAAATCTCAACAAAGTGTTCGGTAGCTTCCGTCACATTTGTTTTGGGTTGAAGAAATACAACAAAAGAAGCGCACGTATTCCGAACCTTGATCTCACCTGTGTTAATAAAATGCTGATGCAGCATAGGTCTCGTCTTCAAGATACAGATTGGATGATCGAAAATATCTTGACAGTACAGAAACATGTCAGGTGCATTGGCAAAATACACACCCTGTTCGATCTCACCAGATACCCACTTCCTTTTTAAAGTGCGCCACCAAAGTGCATAAGCAGAAGTCAACGTTGGAGACAAACCCCTGGTCATCTTCCACCGTTGGGACTGCTCATGCCAAAAGTAGGAATGGCGTGGAGGGAACACATACACATTCCCATGCCACTCCATCTCGTTTAAACCATCTTCCTTCGGTGTGTAAAATTTCTTGGCGTTGACATACTCGTTAGCTTTTGCTGAGCTAGCTGGATCCAGATCAATACCGCCCATCAGCAAATGAGCGGAATCAATCATGTCACGATTACTGATCCACTCGTAGTTTTCAACTTTTTTGTTACCAAGAAAAGCAGGCATCAGTCTTTGATCATCACATCTTTTGTCTGGTCATTCGCTATTTCCAAATAGCGAATACCATCTTGATCATTTAAGACATAACCAGCTTTTTCTTCTGGATCAATCTTCTGTGCAGCGTTAAGAATCCGTCTAAAAGTTTCCGCCAGGTCACCGTTATTGTCACGTTCACACTCTTCTTGTGCAGCGTGCAGTTCTTTAAGTGTCAAGTAAAACATCGAACGCTCTACTTGCTGGGGTTGGAAGCACATAACCCCAGGACCTTCGGCTTCCCAAAACTTTGTGAACATTCCGCCCATGTCTCCAAGGATTAAACGGAGTGTTGCATCCAACATCTTTGCTTTATCTTCTTCCAGCTCTGGTCCGATCACTGAAGCAATTAATTTTTCACGTCGATTCATTTTTTTACCAATCCCTGACGAATAAGTGTATCACGCATCTTGGGTAATGGCTGGTAGATAACGACCAACTTACCAAGAACACCGCGTTTCTTTAATAATTTACCGTTTTCATCCCTCATTTTGTCAAATTCTCCGGCTCTGATAAGATATTCAGCCACACAGCGGAGTCTTCTTTTTAAGGGAAGGTCTGCATTAGGGAATTTTCCACAGATCGTATCGGGTGTCATGTCCTGGAACGCCATTCGCAACCTGTTTGCCAGGGTCATTGCAAAACTTGGGTCCTCTTCTTCATAGTTTTTTAAGTTTTCTAGGTATCTACGCAAGGTCGGGTCATCAAAAGAGCCGGATGGGGGCAGAAACATCTCAACTTGAACCGCAAGAGACTCCGGTAACGTTTCTTTATAATTTTTTAAGGTTACAATACCAAGTTCTAGGTCGGTAAAACGGTTCTTCATCAACCCTCCTCATCCAAATCTTCATCAAAATCTGGGGTTTTAGGTACTGTAGGGTCTGGGATGTGATCGTCTTTCCGGTCTCGAGCGTAAGTATCGTATAAAGTGTTGCCACCACTGCCAGAAAAGGTTAAATAACTTGGTTTTGTATCTCGAATAAATGTTTGGATCAATCGATTCCAAGGAATACGGATTGTTTGTTTACGTCCCTGGGTAGCTTCAATGTTTATGTAGTGAACGCCGTAGATCCAGCCTTTTTCTGGATTTTTCTTGCCAGCGAGAATCCAATTGCGGATCGTTTGATCTGAGATCCCCAGGCGACGGGCGCACTCCTCAGTAGAAATATACTCATCTGCGTAAACTTCAGGACTTATTCGATCAGTTTCTCCGTTTTGGTACCGTGCATGCCACATCGCTGCAAGAATATGTTTAATACTTTGCAACTCATGGGCAATGTCTTCAAGACCCTTCCGTAAACCGTGTGTCATACCAACAATCAATCTGATTAAATGCTAGTCTTTTTACAGATAATCTGCTTGTTTTATGGAAGATCTTTTTTCCGCTCCTACCAATAGTCAAGAACCGCCGCAGTCACAAATTCCAGTTCCTAGTCAGATTACTCCTGAAGACCTGGAGCGTATGAAGCAACAAGCTCGTGAGCTGGCTGTAGCACAATACTACGCTCAACAGCAAGCCCAGGAACAAAAGCCAAAAGTTACATATGAAATTAATCAACCACTGCAAATTCCAACTAAAGTTGTTTACGTTCGCCGTAATCTGACAATTGCTGAACTTCTGGTTATTTTCGCAGTATCCTGTGGCTTGGTTTACGGTGTGCCAGCAGCCTGGAACTTTGCATCACAAAACTTACCACGAATTGAAGTACGAGTAAAGTAAGAGGTTAGACCTCCTATAATCACTTATAAGGCTTCGTATTTTTATAAGTGGCAAACAGGAGAATTACTGAGCTGCCCTCAATTGTAGGAGCAGATTTAAGCGAGTTAGATCTGCTCACTCTCGTTCGGGTATTTGAGGTTGACCCGACGTTAAAGAATAAGAAAATTACTCTTTCAGAATTTAGTAATTACCTTAACACAAAATATTTAACGCTTAGTGGCGGGACCATGACTGGTCCGCTTACAATCAACGCACCATTAACGGTTACTGGTCTTACCACTCTCAACACTGTCACTTCTACTGGTGTTGCCAACTTTAGTGGTGTTTACGTTCAAACAACTCTTAACGTAAGTGGAACTCTAAGCGGCGTTACGATTACTGGTACGACAGTAAATGCAACAAACGCAACGTTCCAAAATCTGACCGCCAGTGGACACAACATTCAAGGAGATCTGACCGTCTCCGGCACCCTGTCTGCACTTGGTAATTCGTTCTTCTCCTCTGGAGTGACGGTTACTGGCACTTTGACAGGTACCACGATCACTGGTACGACTGCCAACTTTTCTTCCGGTGTCTTTACTGGACAGGTCTCTGGTGCGACAGTAACAGGAAATACGGCCAATTTCACAAGTGTCACAGGCGCGACTGGGGTTTTCACCTCGCTTCTGTCAGGTCAAACCATTACCGGAAACACGGGACAGTTTTCAAACATTACTGGTGTATCCGGAGTTTTTACTGATCGCATTTCCGGTGCAACCATTACTGGAAACACTGGTCAATTTGCAAATATCACGGGTGTCTCTGGCGTATTCACTGATCGCATCTCTGGCGCAACCATCACTGGGAATACGGTTTTTGCTTCTACCGTCACTGGTATTTCTGGTGTTTTCACCAGTCAAGTCTCTGGTGCAACCGTTACCGGAATTAATGTCAATGCAACTACAGGCACATTTGGAACTCTTATTACCAGTGGGCACACAGTTCAAAACAACTTAACTGTCTCCGGGAATCTTTCGGTTCTTGGCTCAGGGTTCTTTACTTCTGGCGTCACGATCACTGGCACCTTAAGTGGAACCACTATCACTGGTACAACTGCAAACTTTACTTCTGGTAACTTTGTAAATCTCAGCGGAACTACCGTTACTGGTAATACTGGACGCTTTAGTACCGTCACTGGAATCAGTGGTGTTTTTACAGACCAAATCTCTGGTGCAACTATTACTGGCAATACGGGTCAGTTCACGAATATTACGGGTAACGGAGCAGGTTTCACCACGGTCACAGGT